TGACCCAACAGTCATTAGTTTCTTTTTCCGTGATCCAGTAGCTGAAGTTATTTATTTACATCGTCAAGTAACTATTCCTCGCGGTGAAGTACCTGACGAATATGTACATTATTTGATGGACAGAGAATCTAAAGGCGTTCCAATCGCTTTGCCTCATGATGCTGGTCAGGCTGGTCGATATACTTTGACAGAACAATCTATCCGAGAAACTTTTGAAGATAATTATGGTTTAAACTGCATACCGGGTGCTATTCTTAATCCTGCAAATGACCAAGGTAAGGTAACTAACCATAAGTCTTACGGAATCAATATAATGCGTCTAGGAATGGAACGTAAAACATTAATGATTAATGAATCATGTAATGCGTTCTTGGATGAAGCTAGAAACTACGCTATTGATGAAGGTGGTAAGTTTTCAGATCCTGATGACCATATTGACTCAGCCCGTATTGGTATATTGGCGTTAGTTCAAGGTCATGGTGAGTCAATGGTAAGTCGAGCTAATACTTTTATCTATCGTAGACCAGAAGCGGTTGATGGTAAAGTACAACGAATTTAGGATAACAAATGTTAGATAAACAAAATGTAATCGTTGACTATATTGAGGCTCCACAAGGTAACAAAGGTATTGTTTTCCAAGTAGCCCATGAAGTTTATCTAAAAATGGTTGATTACTTGCGATTGACGCAAGCTAAAAACACTTTCAACCGTCTTTCTGATTACCATTATCTTAATATTGCTGTCAGTAACTCTACTGAGCCAATTCGTGGCATTGATTACATCCATCCTGTTGTAACACCTGGTGTTGATTACGCCACAGCCATCATTACTAAATGTTTGATGCCTAATGGTCGTGTTAACTTTGAGTTTGAGCGTTTTAGTGAGTCTGATACTGAGCAATCTAATCAGGCTACTGAAATGGTTAAATATATGCTTAACAGTAAGAACGATTCTTACCAAATCATTCGTGATTGGGCACAAGATTCACTTCTGCACAAAAATGGCATTGTTATGGTGTCACCATTGCGTGAACCAGTTACTCAATACAAAGAAGTAGAAGGTACAAAAGACCAACTGCGCGTATTTGAAACATTGGCTGGTGAAAAAGGTCTTACTGCCAAACGTCAAGAAATGCGGAAGATTGATGTTGACTTGCAAGGTGTAATGCAAGAATCACCAGATATGAATGATGCTGAAACCATTCAAGCTTCACTATCTGCCAATACTATTTACCGTGCCAAGTACAAATTGACAGGTTATTCCACCACTGTAAAAGTTAAGCACGTTGCTCAACATTACTTTGTGTGTAACCCCACAATTTCTAACATTCAAGATCAGGATTTTGTTGGTTTTTACGATCCAATGACCATTCATGAGTGTAAAGCTGCTTTCCCATATGTTGACCTTGAAAAACTGGCTGACCATGCTGCCTATGGCCCTGCTGGAGCCTATCAAGCTGGTGCTTTGGAGAATGACCTTGCTTTGCACGCCCGTGACTCTACGCCCGTTCCTGGACAAGGTGTAGTTGCTTCTGCTGGCGCTGATCGTTATAGCCGAGTGATTATGTTGACAACAGCATGGATTCGTAAAGACGTTGATGGTGATGGAGAAGAAGAAATTGTTGAAGTTTGCTACTCTGGATCGTATGTTTTGTACGTTAAAGAAGTAGATTTCATTCCTTTGGCATCCATGTGTCCAAAACCAATTACAGGTAACTTCTTTGGTTACTCATTGGCTGAACGCTTGGTTCCAATGCAAGAATATGCAACATCTATTGCTCGTGCAGAAATGTCATTTGCCATGCAATCGTCTACTCCACGGATTGGTGTCAATCCTGAGTTCATTGATGCTGAAGAAATCCAACGTGGTGTCAGTGCCATGTTTATTCTTGACCGTAAGTTTGATGCCAATAAGCACGTATTCCAGTTTCAACCTATGCAAGGTAATCTGGCTTATGTAGAGTCCTCTATGCAGCGTTTTGAAGCTGACAAGATGGCAATGATTGGTATGACCAGCCCCGGTGATGTAATGAACCCTGAAGTCATGAAAGATGGCAACAGTGGATTCAAACTTCAACTGGCAATGGGGCCAAATCAGCTTATTCAAGATGAAATGGTTAAAAACTGCGCTATTGGTCTGCGTGATGTGATCTACATTGTGTGGAAAACCTTGGTTCAATACTCTGATGACTACAACATTCAGCAATTGGCTAATGTTTGCGCCAAAGGTAAGCCATTCATGGACGCTAAATCCATTGAAAACTTTGAGTTTATTGATCGCCGCATGATCAACATTGATTTGGCACTTGGTTTCTTGTCTGATGAGAACCGTTTGACCCGTCAGCAGCTTATTACTCAAGCTCAAGGTGCTTTTTCAGCAGCAATGATGCAACTTGATCCATCAGTACCTGAGTTGTTTTTTAAATTGCGTCGTCCATTTGAAGATACTTTGCGAGTATTAGGAGTTAAGGATGTAGATTCTTATTTGCCTACTATTGAAGAAGCTACTAAGATTGCACAATCTAAATCACAACAAGCTCCTAACCCTGCTGAACAAGAACTTGCTAGTAAAGTTGCTTTGAATGGTGCAAAGGTAAAAGATACTGAAGCTAATACTGCATTTACTATTCGTAAAACTCAAGATATGGATACGGATGATATGTTTGAGGCAATGGCAGCGAAAAAAGGTAAACTATCATCAGTACAAATTGATTAAGGATTATTAATGAAAAGCTTGGTACTTAATATTAGAGAATATTTTAATAAGCGTACAAAGATTAAAGATACATGGAAGGAAGCTGATGCAACACGTAGAACTCTAGTTATTGAGAATGGCGAAAAAGCCAGTCGCCTCATGTCAAGTGAGGATTTTGGATTAATGTTTAATCTTTACCGATTTAACATACTGGAGCGTCTTGAAGAAAGTAAAGATGACCCAGATCGTATTACTAATGCACATTATGTAGCTGGAGTCCGAGACTTTATTGACTTCGTAGAGAAGCAAGAATTTCTTGGCAAAGTTGCTAAAAAAGCTAACACTTAAAGGATAAATATGTCAGACGTAATGGAGCAATCCACCGCCCCTGAGCAAACTGGTAACCCGGTAGATGCTATCGCTGCAATGATTGCCGCTAACAAGCGTAACAATCCGCAACCCGAAAGTAGTTCACCTCCACCAGCAGGACAAGAAGCGAAAGCTTCCCCTGAGGCGGCTCCTGAAAATGGTGCTGAACCTGAAGATAGTAGTTCTAATGAATCAGATGAAGTAGGGTCTGAAGCTGAAGCTGAATCCACCGATGGTGTAAATGAAGCAGTCAACTTCTTAGATTTTGCTGAACAGAATCCGAATGTAATGCTAAAGATTCCTAATAAAGACGCTGAAAACGGCTTTGTTGAGATGTCAGCAAGTAAAGCGGCTTCTATTCTGGGACAGGGAAGTGCTATCCATGAAAATGCTCGCAAACTGAAAGCAGAACGAGCTGATTTTGAAGAGTACGAAAGTAAGCGCCGTAATGAGTTAGACGGTTTGCAAATTGGTATGGAATTCACTATCGTTCCTCAACTGGAAACAGCGGCAAACGAATTGGTGACTCTGCAACAATATAACCAGCAATGGAAGCAAATCTACGACAACGCGACAACTGAGACTCAACGTAGTGAAGCTGAAGCAGCAATGCGCCAGAACGCTAGTTTGATTCAAGAGAAGTCACAGTTCATTACTGATAGTCGGCCTAAAGTAAGTCAGTTTTATCAAGCCCGTACAGCCTACGTCCAAGAAACCTTGGAAAAAGCTAGACAAGGCTTCACAGATAAAGACCTTGCTAACAAAGCTAACTTTGCTGACATTCGTGAAAAACTTGGTAAGGAATGGAAATCTGCACAAGGTTCATTTGTACCTGGTGTGCCAAACATTGATTTGGTTTCCAGTGATGAATACCTTTTAGGTCTAGTACGAGATGGAATGAAGTTTCGTGAAGGCCCAATAGTGCGGAATGCTGGTGGTTCTTTGGCTGCTTCTCAAAAGTCTGTAGCTAAGGCAAAAACTGCTCCTGATAACAAGTTTGAAACACTTCAAAAGAAAGCAAATTCGGGCAACAAGGATGCGGCTCGGGATCTATTAGCAACCATGCTTGCGGCAAATAAACGTAAGCGTTAATCAGGAAAATACATCATGGCTACAATCACCTCCGCCAATCTAGGCAATGGTAATGGTTCTTACACCACCGACATCGTCGTCAAAGACCTCGATATGACCGTTTCTAACTATGTTAAAGATCGCACCCCGATTACTAACATGGCTATGAGCAAAAAACGCAAAGTTAATTCGACTCTGCACATCTGGCCCGTTGATTACTACCGTACACCAGCTTTGAATGCAAAGCTTGAAGGTGCTGCTGTTAGTACTGCTTTGGCTGCTGACAATACCCGTGCAAACATTGGTAACTACACACAGATTTTCTCGACTGTGATTGGTGCTACTGGTACTGCTCGTGCTGTTGAACAAGCTGGTGGAGATCCACAGGCATACCAAGAAGTTAAACAGTTGACTGAAATCATGTTTGACGTTGAACTTCAAATGGTTCGTGCTGACGGTGCTTCTATCAAGTACAGTGGTCAAGCTGCAACTCAAGGCGGTGGCGCTCCTAATACTGGTCGCCGTTTTGGTTCTTTGTTCTCGTATGCTGGTACACGTTCAGGCAATGACACTGACGGAACTTCTGTTCTGAATTTAGCTACTTCTGACGGTAATGACGTTACTGCTGCGACTGCTACTAATCAGCCTTTCAATGGTTTGTTGCCTAATGCTGGTCTGGGTTACTTTACTTTTGGTGCAAATACAACTTTGCAACAGTTCAGCCCATTCCTGTACAAGCAATTGGTAACTACTGCTGAACAACGTTTCAACGCTAAGATTACTAACATGGTTGCTCCAACTTCCATGCGTACTCATATCAGTGATATGTTGCCAACCAGCCGTTCGATCAATCGTTTTAACCCTGCTGACAAGGGCGACACCATTGGTACTTATGAAGGTGACTTCAACTACACATATCAGATTGATGACTCTTGGGTTATGGATCAAACTGGTTCGGACAATACCTCGGTACTGTTCCTGAATCCTGATGTTGTGCAGTGGGGTTCTTTGCGTGAACTTGGCCCAAATAATGAAGTGTTTAGTTCTGCTGATGCTTCTTTGGATCAGTACATCATGGAAGGTACATTGATTGTACGTAATCCCGCTGGTGTTGCAGTGCTTGCTGCTGTGTCTCCAACTGGTGCTGCTGTAACTGGCCCTCGTCCTTCTGCTCAAGTTCAGCGTTACCTGTAATCCCTAAGTTGTAGGGAATTTATTGAAGGGGATTGTTCGCAGTCCCCTTTGATAAAGCATGGAGAATTAAATGATTGATGATGATATTCAGGTAAACGAGAAATACTATTCAGATGGTATTCTTGAAGGTGGTATTGAAGGTGTTCTAGCCAAAAATGACAAACTTTTTAATGAAGTGAAGTCAGGTACTTGGTCACAAACCTTTATGACACCCAACATTAATTACAAAGTTGGTTCACAAGATGGCGCTCGTTATGTTCAATATGAACAAAAGAATGTAGAGCCTATTCGTCAACGATGTAAAGAAATGCGTGAGTTTTACAAAGAGAATGGTACTGATAATCCATTCTTTGCTGGTACATTTCATGCAATGGAGTTACCTAAATGCTTTGTGCATGAGATTACTTCTAAATACTTTAATAATCGTTCGTGGGAACTTATTAAAATGGAAAAGAAAGATAAGATTCTTTTTTACGCAATTGTTAATGAGTATTACAGCGATTTTGTATGTCATCCAAGTGGAAAAATTCCATTGCCCTATAATCCTGCAATACCTACAAAATAAGGTGAACAAATGGCTCTATTCATTCAATCAGCTAATTCATTAGTTAGCCGAATCGCACAATGGGTAGGCGCTATACCTTCTGCATTAAGTATCACAGTTACATCAATTGATACTGTTACTGGTATTCTCACAACATCAGCATCACCAGTAGGATTAGTCCTTATTGGTGATTTTATTGGGCCTAGTGTGCAAGGGCCATTTGCAGCCATTATTGCTGTTTCTAGTACAACCATAACGGTAAATGATCCTGATGGCATATGGAGCGGTTTAACGACTCCTGTAAGCATTTTAAAGCTGCCAACACAATCATCGGTTGAAATCATGTCTTGTGTACAAATGTGCGAACTAAAAATGCGCACTATTGAATTACCAGCTTTACGTTCCGATCCTTACACGACTGCAACACCTGCTATCTTGACAACTAATGCTCAAGGTATGGCTCCAATTCCTGCGGATATGAATTCTCCAATTCTGTTCTTTCAAGATTCTCAACCATCTAATCAGCCTGCTGGTGCAACCAATATGGGGCCGTGGATTATTTATGATCGTGTTGGTGATCGTGAAATAATTCGTAGACGCATGATTGACCAGTTATATATTCGTCCATTTGGTGTTCCAAGGGTAATACGTGCTTCATTTTCTGAAGTTGGCCCTAATTATGTTTTTACACCTAATCCAGGTGAAAATGTTACGATTAAAGCGTATTACAACAAAACATTTCCATTTTTGTTTAGCTCTACTGGTGATGCTTTAGATCCTTTAGTACAAACAAATTCTGTATTAAATTCCTTTCCAGAAGGTTATTTGTATGGAACTTTATCGGCTTATTATGATAAAAATAAAAATACAGATGAATCTCAAAAATGGGATGTAAGATTTGATGCTGCATATGGATTAATTGAAGATCAAAATTACAAAGGTAAATGGCGCGGTGGCGATCAACATTTAACTTCTGAATATCAGCCTCGTAGCTACCGCTACAGTTTTAAATAAGGATATAAGATGGCAACAGAATCAATTGGTTTGTATGGAAATACAACATCTTATGGTGGAACGTACTTTGAATGGTTGATTTTTCAAGAAGCGGCAACTGCTCCTGCTAACCCTACAGGTGGTTCATGGAGTTTTATTACCAATATTGGAACACCACCTTCAGGATGGTCTTCAGCTCCTCCTGTTAATCCAACTAATCCTGTTTGGTTTTCAATTTCATTAGTTAATTCTAAAAATACTGCTGCTTTAATTTGGTCAGCAACTGCGCCTTTAGTTAAACAAGGTCTTCCGGGTACTGCTGCAACAATTGCTGCTGGAACTACAACTACTACTGCACCTGGTACAAGTGCCACTGTTGCCAATTCAGGAACATCTAGTGCTGCTGTATTTAACTTTGGCATTCCTCGTGGTGATGTAGGTGCTACTGGCGCTACGGGCGCTACTGGAGCTACTGGAACAGCGGCTACGATTGCTGCGGGTACAGCAACTGCTGTTGCTACTGGTAATCCTCCAACAGTGTCAAATTCTGGAACAAGTTCAGCCGCAGTGTTTAACTTTGGTATTCCTACTGGAGCTACTGGAGCTACTGGCGCTACAGGTAGTACAGGTGCAACTGGTGCGGCTGCTACGGTAGCTGCTGGAACAACCACTACAGGTGTTGCTGGTTCTGCTGCTTCTGTTGTTAACTCAGGAACAACGGCTGCTGCTGTATTTGACTTTACGATTCCTCAAGGTTTACAAGGTATTCAAGGCATTCAAGGTGTCATTGGTAATACTGGCCCTGCTGGAACAAGCATTACCTCAGTTGAATTAACCTCTGGTACTCATGCTCCCGGAACACTAGATACATACACGATTTATTACAGTAACAGTACTAATACAACTTTTCAAGTTTATAACGGTGCAAATGGTACTGGTGCAGGAACTGTTGTTGGCCCAGCCACTTCTACTGATAACGCTGTTGCTCGTTTTAATGGAACAACTGGTGAAGTAATTCAAGATTCATTGATTACGGTAAGTGATCTTGGTAAAGTGTCTGCACCATCTGTTTCATTATCTGCATCTACATCAACCTTAGTTCCATTAAGTATTGGAGTGGGTACAACGCCAACTACTTTAGTAGATGGTGATATTTGGGTTGAACCTACAGGTTTGTTTGTTAAAAACAGCACTTACATTCATCAGCTAGATTTTGATACAAATACAACTGGTGTTTTAGAGCGTACGGTTATTACAGTAGCAGGGGATGGGGCAACAATTTCATGTTCTTCTATTCCAGCCCTTTTGTATTCAACAAGTGGATTTTCTGGAGACTTTAGAAAATTTGTCATTCCAGCAGCTACTGGACTTGCACTTACAAACAATGCTTTAAACGCACTAATTGTTTCTTATAACGGCGGAAGTCCTGTATTTTCAGTAACAACTGATCTGTCTTTGATTAATGGATCTAATGTTGTTGGTGCTGCTACTTTGTACCGTATTGGTACTGAAGTTCATCATCAATCTGTAGACTGGGGTTTGGCTACTGCGAGTAATGCTAATAAACGTTCTTTACTGGTAAATGGTATTCAACGTGCTTCTGGATTGGCTCTTGGAGAATCTACTGGTCGAATTATTACTTTGACTGCTGGATCTATTTGGTATGCTTCTACTGAGTATGCGGAACCAGCAATTACTTCAGCTTCAAGTAATTCTGAATTTTGGTATCACGTTGCTGGAGTTTGGACTAAATCAGTAGTTTCAACTTACAACAACACTCAATACGATAACGGTAC